GATGTCCAAGATCTCATCAGTTACTGCGCAAGGGTATCAAACCCAAACAATCAATCAAATTCTGAAACGTCAGAACGACTCATTAAATATCTTGCAAAACATAAACACTGGAGCCCCTTCGAAATGGCCTCCGCCTGTCTCGAAATCACCACCACCAGAGATATCGCGCGACAAATCCTTCGACATCGCAGCTTTTCTTTTCAGGAATTTTCCCAACGTTACGCAGACCCAACGACAGAGCTCGATGATGCGTTTGTGCTACGAGAATGTAGATTGCAAGATACATCTAATAGACAAAACAGCATAGAGCTAGTACAAGACAATCCTGAAGCTCGAATGAAAGCAATAGATTGGATGCGAGCTCAGCAACGAGTCCTATACGCCGTAAAAGAAGCGTATAGGTGGGCGATTGACAACGGGATAGCAAAGGAGCAGGCACGTGTTGTTTTACCGGAAGGAATGACGGTTTCTCGCCTTTATATGAATGGTACGATTAGATCATGGATCCATTATATTGAATTGAGAAGCAGCAATGGAACACAAAAAGAGCATATGGAAGTAGCACTAGCATGTGCAAAAGCAATCTCGGAGATATTTCCGATGGCTGCTGAAATCACTTCTGAATAATAATTCAACAAAATATAATAATAAGAGGTTCAAACCAATGGTACATTTGTCTGTCGTCAGAAATAAAGATACAATGAATAGTTTTGAAATTACAGTCGATTACAGTAAGGATAGTTTATTTGATGCGCACGGACTCAAACGACTAAAAGAATCTTATATGTTGGATGCAGAGCAGTCTCCGCAAGAAAGATTTGCATTCGTATCCCGTGCATTTGGAAGTAATCCAGAGCACGCACAGCGTCTCTATGACTATGCCAGCAAACATTGGTTATCGTATTCTACGCCGATTCTTTCGTTCGGAAGAACACAGAAAGGATTACCAATCTCCTGCTTCCTCAACTATATCCATGATAGCTCAGCCGGTTTGGTAGATAATCTATCTGAGACTAACTGGTTAAGTATGTTGGGAGGCGGTGTTGGAATTGGCTTTGGAATTCGGTCAGCCGATGATAAGAGTACTGGAGTGTTACCTCACCTTCGGATCTATGATGCATCTTCTCTCGCTTATCGTCAAGGTCGTACTCGTCGTGGTAGTTACGCTGCTTATCTCGATATCAGCCATCCGGATCTTCCCATCTTTCTTGATATGAGAAAGCCAACAGGAGATCCCAACATGAGAGCTCCTAACTTGCATCACGGTATCAACATTACCGATGACTTCATGCAGATTATTGAAAAGTGTATGTTGGATCCAGAAGCTGATGATAGCTGGGACTTGATCGATCCACATGACGGAATGGTTAGAGACACTGTATCAGCCAAGCACATATGGCAACAGATTCTTGAATTAAGAATGCATACTGGTGAACCTTATTTGCATTTCATTGATACATCTAATGAGAAGATGCCTAAGTGGTTGAAAGACAGAGGATTGAAGATCCGTCAATCTAACCTATGTAGTGAGATCATTCTACCAACAGATAGAGACCGTACTGCTGTCTGTTGTCTATCGTCAGTTAACTTGGAGTACTATGATGAGTGGAAAAACGATCCTACTTTTCTTCATGATGTCGCTGAAATGCTTGACAATGTTCTTCAGTATTTTATTGATCATGCACCTTCCGCCGTTGAGCGTGCAAGGTACTCTGCCACTCGCGAGCGCAGCATTGGTGTCGGTGCTTTGGGTTGGCATGCTTATTTACAGCGTAATAACATACCGTGGGAAAGCGCGATGGCAGTTGGAAGAAACAAACAAATGTTCAAACACATTAGAGAGGGATTGAATGAAGCCAATCTACAACTCGGTCAAGAACGCGGTGAGGCGCCTGATGCAGAAGGTACCGGACTGCGGTTCTCTCATCTTATGGCTGTTGCTCCTAATGCTAGCAGTTCGATCATTATGGGTAACACCTCTCCATCTATTGAACCATTCAGAGCCAATGCCTATAGACAAGACACTCTCAGTGGTTCGAGCCTGAATAAGAACAGATGGCTTGATAAAGTTATTATGACTCACTTGTCTCCTGATGGTTCTCCACTAACACCGAAGGGTGATCAAGAATATGCTGACATCTGGTCTTCCATCATTGCTAATGATGGATCTGTTCAGCATCTAACTTGGATGGATGACTGGACCAAGGATGTGTTCAAGACTTCTATGGAAATTGATCAACGCTGGTTGATTCAACACGCTGCTGATAGACAAGAGTATATTGATCAAGCTCAGTCACTTAACCTATTCTTTAGACCTGATGTTGATATCAGATACTTGCATGCAGTACACTTCCAAGCATGGAAAGCTGGGTTGAAGAGCCTTTACTATTGTAGAAGCGAGAAGATTGGTAAGGCTGATAAGGTGTCGAAGAAGATTGAAAGAAGAGTAATTGAAGAGATTGATCTTAAGCAATTAGCACAAGGTGATGATGTTTGTCTGGCTTGTGAAGGTTGATGAAAACAATAGCTCTTTTTGTATATGATCCCAAGTGCTCGGTGCAGTGCTGTAATGCTGTAATCAACACACTTGAGGGTCGTTATAAAATTAAACTATTCTCTAAGAATGGAGTTGAGGATTGTTTCTTCGATGATGTTGATATGGTGATTGTTCCTGGCGGTATTGGTGACTCAGAAACGTTTCACCAACTATTCAAGAACAATGCTGAAAGAGTCAAAGAATTTGTTGCTGGTGGTGGTAAGTATCTTGGTATTTGCATGGGCGCCTATTGGGCTGGCAGTCATTACCTAGACATCTTAGACGGAATTGATACCGTTCAATATATTAAACAGCCAAACTCAGACACCAAAAGACCTCATGCAAAGAACTTAGAAGTCTACTGGCAAGGTGAACGCACCCGTATGTTCTTTTACGATGGGTGTGCAATTGTTGGAGATCATAGTAAGATGGAAGTGATTGCTAAGTATTGCAATCAAGATATAATGGCAGCAATACAGGGAAATGTAGGATTGATTGGTTGCCATCCTGAAGCAGAGAAGTGGTGGTATGATAGCTACTCTCGACTGAAAGGTGGATGGATAAATAACCAACCAAGATTGTTAGGGTTTATTGATCAACTAATAAAAACATAAATGAAAAACTTTGCGCATTTTGTAGAATCTAAAGACAACCTGACTCTGGAGCCTCTTCCATACAAAAGAGACGCTCTAGAGCCATATAAGAGTAAAGAAACTATTGACTACCATTACGGCGAGCTTGCCGCTGGATATGTTAAAAGATTCAACAAAGGTGAAGGTGATCCAGCATTCAATACTGCAGGGGCTTTTTTGCATAACCTTTACTTTCCCCAGCTTCAACCTCCATCAAATAGTAATGATCCTTTTGGTGCTAGCTTAGCATTGATTGAACAAAAGTACAAATCATATGCTAACTTTCAAGACGAGCTGAAGAAGGTTGCTATGAAGATACAAGGCTCCGGTTGGGTGTACATGAGCACTGGTGGTGAGATAAAAACAATTAAAAATCATGAAGTGAGACATGATATTGCTTTATTAATTGATTGGTGGGAGCATGCTTGGGCACTTGACTACCAATCGGACAAAGCCAAATATTTGGAAAATATCTGGAAACTAATAAACTGGCAAATAGTAAATGATAGACTTAACTCTAACTAATAATACATTTAATAGAGTTGGAATTTGGAATAATGCAATAAGTTACACTCCCTCTGCTAGAGAGGTTCATATCTTTGATCAAAACGGATACGATCTAACAGATATTGAGAGACTGTTTTCGTTAGCAAATGATACAGAGGTTCAATTGTTAAGAGAATACAAAGTAGCAATTAAACAACCATGGTTTACTCAACCATACAAGGTTGAGGGTGCTGTGCTTAATCATTCGTTTCTGTTTGAAAGAAAAGGATACGGTGGTGCTGCCCTTGAACAATTAAAGAGCTGGGCTGAACAGATTCCATTATTTCACAAGATCATATCAATACGTCCTAAATGGGGATTAGACTTTAGCATGGACTATGCTGATAGAGAAGGAAATGCATTTGAAGTGATGCATTGGGAGTATGATGGATTCAGTTGTGAAGAAATTGAAAGTATCAAATTAGAAATTGAACAAGATATTCTGAATAGAGATTGGGATGATGCTGGTCGGCGTTTACTTAAACATAAGTCTGACTGGCATCACCTAGGGTTTTTTGAGCAATCAGACTGGAAATGCAATTACTTTGGATTTCCAAAAGAACGATTTAAAATGGTAATATGGAAATAGGAGAATATAATGAAACTTATAAAATTTGAGGCTTCGTGGTGTGCACCATGCAAGATGTTATCCAAAGTCATGGAGGAAATTGAATTTCCTTATCCAGTCGAGGTAATTGATGTTGATCAAAACTCATCTGCTGCAGTAGAATATGGTATCAGAGGTGTACCTCATTTAATATTGCTTGATGAAAATAACAACATCATTAAGCGTATTGGTGGTTTTGTGTCTAAAGAAGTTTTAGTTGAACAATTGATTAATAGAATATGAAAATAGGATTTAACTGTAGTACCTTGGATTTATTCCATGCTGGCCATGTAACTATGCTGAAAATTGAAAAACAGCATTGTGATTATTTGATGGTGGCATTGCAATCTGATCCAACAATAGACAGACCTGATACAAAGAACAAACCGGTACAGTCGTTATACGAAAGATTTGTTCAGGTATCTTCCTGCAAGTACGTCGATGAGGTACTTGTATACGAGACTGAGGAAGATTTAGAAAATATATTTAAAACACAGAACATACACATCCGTTTCTTAGGTGATGAGTATAAAACAAAACCGTTTACAGCTAAACAATATTGTCTTGATAAGGGTATAGAATTATTTTATCATGAAAGACTGCATCCGTACAGTAGTTCCAAATTGAGACAAAGAGTATACGAAGCTGAAGTCGAGCGATTGATGAGATTGGACAAGGAGTATGATCAATGTCAAAAGTAATTTTGATTGGCCATGGATATATTGGTAATGCAATCAAGAAAGAACTAGAAACCCAAAACATTGATTACGTTTGGATTAGACATACTGATCCTATACCTACTGGGAAAAAGTCAATCATCAATGCAACTGGCTTTACTGGTGTACCAAACGTTGATGCTTGTGAAGTATTTAAACAAGATACAATAAACGGTAATGTATTATACCCTTTGTTTCTAGAGCAAACTGAGAAGTGTCCTATTGTTCACATTAGCAGTGGATGTGTGTACACTGGATATGATAAACAATACACTGAAGAAGACGAGCCTAATTTTAATTTCAGCAACGGTAGCTTTTACAGTGGCAGCAAGGCACTAGAACAAAAACTACTTGAGCTCTATATGCACAAGAGTTATTTGTTACGTATTCGTATGCCTTTCAGTGACGATCACAACCCAAAGAATTTGTTCAGTAAATTAGCACGGTATGATAAACTTATTGATTATGAAAATAGTCTTAGCTATGTTCCTGATGTCGCCAAGGTTGCAGTTGAATTTGCAAACAACCATAAAACAATTTCAAAAGGATTGTATAATGTTTGTAATCCAGGCTCTATAACTACTAAGCGGTTAGCTGAGTTACTCGGCTTTAATAAGCCATGGTTTACTAAAGAAGAATTCAGTAACGCCGTTATCGCTCCGCGTAGCAACTGTGTATTGAATGTAGATAAATTACTTAATGTATTTCCTATTCAAACTCTTGAATCTGCATTGAACGGTTGCATTCCCAAATATAAACAAATATAGAAGGTCAAATGATTAAAAAAATAAAAAGTAAGTTAACAGACGAGCGTAGTTATTTTAAACCATTTAACTATCCTTGGGCATACGATGCTTGGTTGAAACATGAACAAAGCTCATGGCTACATACTGAAGTACCAATGCTAGAGGATGTAAAAGATTGGAAAAACAAACTAAGCAAATCGGAACAGTCGTTCCTGACAAACATCTTCAGGTTCTTCACGCAAGGAGACGTGGACGTAGCTGGAGGATACGTGAAGAACTATCTACCCTACTTCCCACAACCAGAGATTCGAATGATGTTGACTGGTTTTGCGGCCAGGGAAGCACTTCATGTAGCTGCCTACAGTCATTTGATCGAGACTTTAGGAATGCCGGACTCAACATACGACGAGTTCCTGCAGTACAAGGAGATGAGGGACAAGCACGACTATTTCTTGTCTCTTGCGGGCCAGGACTCAACAACGATAGCGCAACAGATTGCAGCATTCTCTGCATTCACAGAAGGAATGCAACTTTTCTCGAGTTTCATCATGCTACTAAACTTCCCTCGCCACGGCAAGATGAAGGGGATGGGGCAGATCATTACTTGGTCAATAGTTGATGAGACTATGCATGCTGAGTCAATGATTAAACTATTCCGCACTTACGTTGAAGAGAACAGAAGTATTTGGAACGATCAATTGAAGGGTGAGATCTATTCAATTGCTGAGAAGATGGTTAGTCTTGAAGATAGCTTCATTGACCTTGCCTTTTCAAGCAATTTAATGGAGAATCTAACAGAAGCTGACGTTAAGCAATATATTCGGTACATTGCTGACCGTAGGTTGATTAGTCTTGGATTGAAGGGAATATTCAAGGTGAAAAGAAACCCACTACCGTGGGTGGAAGAAATGATCAATGCTCCTACACACACAAACTTCTTTGAAAATCGGGCAACTGATTATGCAAAGGGTGCGTTGAGTGGAGATTGGTCTAATGTGTGGGCCAAGGCGGCCTGATAATAAAAGGAGTAATTATGAAATTAGTAAAAGCAGTTTTGTTTGTAGGTATGATGGCAGTTGGTTCTGCAATGGCTCAAGGTTACGGATCAGTGGAATACTCTGATGAAAGTAATCGCTCAACGGGTGCAGATAATATCAAAGAAGGTTTAGTTATTGGTAACAAATCTGGTGGTGTTGACTACAGCATCAAAATGGAAAACAGCCAAGCAAAAATTGGCAATGGATCAATCTCTCAAGCATTTGAAGTTCGTGCAAAGAAAAGCTTTGGTGCATTATACGTTGGTGGTCGTTTAGGCGAGAGAATCACAAGTTCAACTCACTTCAGCTACTACGCAATTGATTCTGGTGTTAAGTTTCCGCTTGTAGCTGGTTTCACAGCAGATGCTGGTGCTCGTTACCGCAATGCATTTGAATCTGGTAAGTTGTATCAGACGACCCGCGGCCATGTTGCAGTAGGTTATGCACTTACTAAGCAAGACTCAGTTGCAGTTCGTTGGAGCCGTAGCTACGGTGACGAAGAAAAAGACGCATGGCGCCTACAATACACACGTAGTTTCTAATTAAAGAAACACTGTAACACGTAGTTTTTAATACTATATAATAGTATAGTAACCGTAAGGGAGCTCAGGCTCCCTTTTTTTATGTAAGGAGACATCATGCGTAAAATTGTAATGGCGTTCCTATTCTGCCTAACTAGCTCTATAGTCAACGCCCAGAGTATTATTGATTTGACCAAACCATTAAAATGTTCTGATCCAAAGACATTAATGAACTATTATTCTAAAACAGATAGAAAAACACCAATCTGGGTTGGGAAAACATTACACAACTCTTATATAACATTGTTAATAAATAAAGAAACTCATTCATGGGTTATGATAGAGTATGATGATAATTTAGCGTGTGTGCTTGGTGTTGGTGAAGAGAAGTCGAGTAGTAACCCTAAAATTCTATTATAGGAGCAAAATATGGAATCTCATAACTGTAGAATGTGCGAAGCAGACTTCGCCGTAGAAGGATATAACATCGATGAAGAGATAATGTACTGTCCGTACTGTGGTTCAGTAATCGATCCTGAGTTGGATGAAGATTTTAACGAAGATTTCTACGATCCTGATAGAACTGAAGATTGATGTGGACTTTTGGTGATGGCCCAATTACAATTGTGCCTGAAGGATCATATGGGTTTGTTTATATAATTACAAACCTAGTATCTGGTCGTGAGTACATTGGAAAGAAACTGTTCTGGGCTATGAAGACTAGACAGATCAAGGGTAAAAAGAAAAGATTCAAGGTAGAGTCCGACTGGCAAACATACTACGGATCTAATGAAGAATTGCAAAAAGACATTGAAATAATTGGAGTAGATCACTTTAAACGTGAAATACTAAGATTATGTAAGAATAAGGGTGAGTGCACCTACTACGAAGCAAAGTATCAGTATCAGTTTGATGTTCTTATAAACCCAACTAAATACTACAACTCATGGATCATGTGCAAGGTGCACAGGAAACATCTACAATTAAACACCGCGGAGTAACTCAGGAGTAGAGTGCCGGGCTCATAATCCGGATGTCGGTGGTGCGAATCCATCCTCCGCAACCAAATTTTATTATGAAAAATCCAATTGCTCAAACTAAATCAAGAAACGGCACGTTCATTCATTTTCAAAACGATGATCCAATTGGTGCTTGTCTTCAATATTACGGTGAGTGGGCTCAACAAGAGATTGATTTTTTTGATGGAATATTGACAGAGTCTTCCAACGTAATTGATGTTGGAGCTAACATCGGCACTCATACAATCTTTTTTGCTAAAAAATGCAATAAAGGTAATGTAATTGCAATTGAGCCTCAGATTTACATATTTGAGATGCTTGCAGCTAACATTCTCATCAACGGTTGTTACAACGTAATTCCAGTTAATGCTGGGGCAGCAAGCGAGCCTGGTACTATCAAAATGGTTAATATCGATCCATTTCAAGGCGAGAAGGTCAACTACGGTGAGTTTAAAATTAACTCTGGCGCCAAAAAGGGTGTCGATACAAACCTTATAGCACTTGATTCATATGTTGATCTTGATCCATTTACTTTAATCAAACTAGATGTTGAAGGGTGCGAGGTTGATGTTCTCAACGGCGCAACAAAACTGCTTAAAAAGCATAAGCCGTTTATGTATATTGAATTTAATAACAAAGGTGGAAACGATCCGTTGTTAGAGAAGATATATGAACTTGATTACATCCCGTACTGGCATATCTACGCCAAGCATAGTCCCGACAATACCAATGGTCAAACAAAGAATGTATGGGAACCAGAGAACTATCAAATTGATCAATCTAATCTTGATTTGAGGTACGAGGCGAATGCCTTTTGTGTTCACAAAGATGAACTGCAACCTCAGGGGCTTATAAGGATTGAGCTAGGAGATGGTATTACAAATCAGCTTCATGTAGCTGGCTTGATATAGGACTACTCTATCTTCCTACGTAAATATACTTTTCTTCCTTCTTATCCGGGTCTACAGGAAACAATCCATTACCGTATTGAGGATACTTTTGCTGTCTATCGTAGGCTACCCACAAAAAAAGTCCAAATATGAAAAAAATCAATACAAGAGTAGCAATCCCAGCAGCAAGCTCCATTTTCCTTTGTTTCATTTTTGCGCGCAACCTTCTATCTTCAGCTGCTTGAA